TAGATATACAATGGGTCCATGTGAATTTTGTGGCTCATCAGATGCGTTTGCATCCTACGACGATGGAGTTGGAACTTGTTTTAGTTGCAACAGATCAAAGAAATTAACTGAGGAAAGGAATGAACCAATCACCTATACAAATACTGATGTCATCACCAACATTTCTAGTTACGCTAGTTACCCTGTATCTAGTCGTGGTCTATCTCAGGAAGTAATAGATCACTATGGTGTTAAAATGTCAACAACTCCTGATGGAAATCCAGGGTCACACTATTATCCTTACACAAAGAAGGGAGAGATAGTAGCTTATAAAGAAAGAATATTACCAAAAGATTTTAGAATACATGGTAACTTTTCAAACGTAGAACTGTTTGGTCAGAGTGTATCAGTTGGTAATAGAATGTTAGTTATAACTGAAGGTGAGTTAGATGCTATGGCAGTTGCTGAAGCGTTCTACAAAAGATACAAAAGGTTTTATCCTTGTGTCTCTGTACCCTCTGCATCTGCTACAAAAGTAGTACTTGAGCAAAGAGATTGGATTAATAAGTTTGATACTGTTATTCTAGCGTTTGATCAGGACGAGGCAGGAGAAGCCTGTACAGCGGCTGTAGCTAAGATGATAGGGGTGGGTAAGGTAAAGGTCGCTTCCCTACCTAAGAAGGACTCCTGTGACGTCTTAAAGGAAATGGGTGCAGAAGCATTGCAAAAATGCATTTGGGATGCACAACCTTGGTCACCTGCAGGAATAGTTGTGGGTGAACAGATCTGGGGTCAGTTTAAAGAGAGACAACTTATAGAATCTGTACCATACCCAACATGTCTATCAGGTCTTAATGATAAACTAAAAGGTATTAGACATGGTGAGATAACACTATTCACTAGTGGTACTGGCAGTGGTAAGAGTACTGTAATCAAAGAGATCATACTCGATCTACTAAACAAAACTACAGATAAGATAGGTCTTATATCTCTCGAAGAATCTGTAGGTGATACAGCAGAAAAGTTTATATCAATGCAGTTACGTAAGTCAGTGTACAATCCTGACATGGTAAACGAAATAGAAACTAGAAGTGCATTTGAAAGAGTCTTTGGTGATGAGAGATTGATACTACTAGATCATGCAGGATCTGTAAGCGACTCTAGTCTCATTGAGAAGATCGAGTACATGGCATTGATGGGTTGTAAGTACTTGGTACTAGATCACATCACTATCGCTGTTTCTGAGGGATCTGAGGGCCTCTCAGGTAATGAAGCAGTTGACAAGATTATGTCTGATTTACTTAAGATTGTTAAGAGACACAACATATGGTTGGGTCTTATATCCCACCTACGTAAAGCTCAAGGTGGTACTAAGAGTTTCGAAGAGGGTAAGCTAGCCTCTATCGATGACATCAAGGGGTCTGGTTCTATCAAACAGATCTCGTTTGACATCATCAGCTTTGCTAGAAACTTAATAGCAGAAGATGAAACTGAACGTAACATAATAAAGTTTAGAGTACTTAAGTCTAGATTTACAGGTCTTACAGGTAATGCTGGGTCAGCTCTGTATGACAGATCAACAGGTAGACTAAACTCAACTGGAGGTTTTCAATTTACACCTAAAGCAATAGGAGAATAATATATGCAGCCTTTATTAGAGGTCACAGAATACCTTATTGATAAAGTGAGAACTGTAAATAGTAAAAACCCTAAAGCAAATACTGGAGCTGTAATCCTACAGTATGATAAAGACTACGAAGAGAACATGGACAAGTATGTTAAGTCATCCTTACAGATGATACAGATACTGTTCACGACTAGTAGTAGTTCTAATCCTGTAGGTACAGCCAACCTAACTAACGTATCTTCTAAGATAGGTAGAGAAGTAAGTAGATCTCTGGGTAGAGAACTTACTTGGCTCAATCAAATAAGATTGGGTGACTTATTCGTAGAAGGTTTCTATAACTGTGGCTTCGTAGATATTTATTACCCTAAGACTAGGAATACTAGTTACATAATATCTGCGACTGCTCGGTGGGTAGAACTAGCAGACATACCCGGAATGTTCTCTAGAATAAACCTAATACATACATCTGTAGTACCTCCAAGATCTATCAACAGCATGATGCAGAAGATTGGATCAATGCAGTTCCCTGTAATAAAAGGGAAGACTGGTAAAGATTATTTAGAATTAGATAGACCATACATAAAGTCTATTAATAAATTACAGAACTCTGGATGGAGAATTAACAGAAGAGTATTAGAAGTTATTGAGAAGAATAAAGAAGTGTTCTCTAGTTCAATACCATTTGAAGACAATGATGCAAAAGA